CAAAAAATGATTATGGCAACACAGCCCTAATCAATGCAGCCGTTAACGGCCATACAAACATTGTCAAATTATTAATTGAAAACAGAGCAAACATAAATGCAAAAAATAAAAATGGTTATACAGCTTTCCACTTTGCAGCCATTAACGGCCATACAGACATTGTCAAATTATTAATTGAAAACGGAGTAAACATAGAGGCAAAAGATAATTATGACAACACAGCCCTCACCTTAGCAGCTGATAACGGCAAAACAGACATTGTCAAATTACTAAAACAAGCTGGAGCTAAAGAGTAAAAAATTCTAAATTTTTTTTTATATTTATATAAAAGAGTAAAAACAATAACCAAAACAGGAGGACATCAAAAATGAATGAAAGAGAACTAAGACAATTGATCAGAGAAGAAATTCTAAATGAAGGATTGCCACAAACACCAAATGAAATTATTGAATTTGCTGAAGAAATGAAAGATGCTTTTAAAAATGAATTAAAAGAAATTTCTGAAGCAGAAAGTGAAACAGTTTCTATTGATAAGAAAAAGGTAAGTGAAGCCATGAAAATTGTATTGGAATTGCAAAAACAAAAAACAAAGAAAAAGAAATCTATTCATCAAAAGTATCAGGGAAAAAGAAAAAGAATGATAGAAAGTGCTAAAAAAGGAATTAAGAAATTAACTGGAATGACAGCTGAAGAAATATTAGAAGAAATGGGACCTGATGTTGTAAAACTAGATAAGATGATGGATGAAATGTTTATGCAATGGTGTGAAAATACCGCAAAGAAAGAATTAGAATAATCTTTTAGAAAAAACCACTTATAAGAAATTAGGTGGTTTTTTCATTTCTTCCAAGATATTTCCCAATCTTTAAATTCTGATGCTAAACAATCTACTTTATAATCTTTTCTTCCACCTATTTTATTTTGTATCCGGTTTTTAGCCGTATTTCGAATACCATTTAGACCATGGGTTAATCTTAGATTTTCCCCAGAATTTTCTCCATTTCTTGCTTTTGATTCATTATACCAGATATGTAAATTAATTTGTGATAAAACAATAATGTCTCTGATCATATCTGATGTAATCTTTATATCATTATCTTCCATTTCTATTTCTATATCATGTAAAATATCTTCAATTTCTTTAGCATATTCTTCTTTATGATCCTTTATTAAAACCTCTTTAATCTGTGTAATAGTTAATCTATCTACAAGTTCTGAAAATGTAGGTAAATATCGTCTTTCTTTGTTTGTCATGGGTTTTGAGGATTTTCTTTTTTTAATTTTTTAATTTTTTAATTTTTTTTATGAATTAATTTGGATATTTCAAAAATTTTTATTAAATTATATATGTTAGAAATAAAATAATCAAATTTCAAAATTATAAAAAGGGTACAAAAATGTTATCATTACAAAATGTAAACGCAACGCAAATTCTTCAAGTTATAGATGATTTGAAGAATAGTTTTTCAAATGAAAAAGCAGAAATTACAAACATTAAGGATTCCGTAATTAGTTTGAAGGATGTTAAAATTTCCGATGCTCTTAAGATAGTTAAGGAGCAAGCATCCACAGTATCCAAAACAAAGAAAGCTATTCATCAAAAGCATTATCGCTATAGGAAATCGTTTCAAAAGTCTGCAGAACGGACTTTTCAAAAGATGACTGGAATGACTTGGAACGAGTTTGTAAATTCCCAAGGAGAAGATTTCAGGAAGCTTGATACTCTTCTAGATGAAATGCTTTTTGATTATTGTAAGAAGTAATTTTTTCGAACTTGTCTTTTATAAAAGCCACTTAATAAGAAATTAGGTGGCTTTTTTTATTCCACCAAAGTTTATCTTCCATATACTTTATAATTTTTGTAGCATCCCCTTCTATTCCTAATTTCAAAAGATCGTATACATACTTTCTTGTTTCAATTTTCTCTTCTAACTTTTCTATATTTTCACATATATTGTTATAAAAATATTCATACCCCATATCAAAAGCATATTCAAAAACTTTAATGTAATCACCTTTAAAATTTGCTATATTTACAAATATATCTTTTGGTAGCATTCTATTTACTTGTGTTCCTCCTAAATAAATAGGAATACATCCGCTTCCTATTACATCAAATAATCTATCAGCTACATAATTATCACATATACAATTTTCACAAGTAAAACAAAATTTATAGTTTCTGTATAAATTCCATCTATTTCCTAAATATATACCTTTAGCATTTTTAAAGTTTTTCCAGTAATCTCCATATAAATCAACTGGTAAATTAGTATCAAGCCATTTTCCTACATCATATCTAAATTTTAGAAGATTAGGAATTATTTCTCCGTTTATTTCTATTTGACTTGGTCTATTTTGCCATTCATTTGTTCTATATTTGTTATTTAGAAGAACTAAAATTTTATCACTTCTATTTTTACTTATATGAAAATTTTTAGGAATAGGTAAAGCATTCATTCCTGTTTTAGGATCTGCCCATAAATATCTTCTTTGAATTGTTAAATATAAAAATGATTTAACATTATCACATCCAGAAGCTAAACATCTATAAATTATGTCGAAATAATTTTCTAATATATGATTTTTAACAAATAAAGCTGGAACATATATAGGTGCTTCGTCAACTATGCAAATTCTTTTTCTTGCTTTTATATCTTTATTTTTATCAAACACATGGAATAAATCATTTGGAATATCAAATCTTCCTACTAAACATAATGCTATGTAATTATCTTCGAATATAGTGTTTGTATTGATAGGAATCAAAGTGTATTCTTCAGCAATTTTTTTTAGAAAATAACCATATTCACCTTTTAGATTTGCAGCTAATTTGCTAAATTCAAAATTCATGGTATATATGTATAGGGTTGATTTCATTATTTATTTTTTCTTTTGAGGAAAGAATTCATTCCAAATTTTTATAAATTCACCAATTATTTTACTTATAAATTTTTCAAAAAGTTCATATAGATAACTAAACATCGGTTTTTCAGGTTTCTTTGGGAATGTTTTGATCCAAGAAATAAGATAATCAATTTCTTTAGTGTAATTATCTTCAAACCCAATCAATCCACCATATGTTGAATTAGATCTTAGTGAGGATTCTGTCTTTGAATAATTTTCATTTTTGTCATTTAAAAAAGATTCAGATTCGACTAATTTTAGATAAAAAGAATTATTTACTTTTTCCTGAAAGTAAAAGAATATCTCTTGGGATTCTTTTATTCCAAATATCAATGAAAATTCATCGCATATTTTCATTATTTCCAAAAAAACTGGATAAAGTTTTATTTTATATTTCCAAAGAAAAATGTGTATTTCATAAAGATCCTTAAAATTATTAATTGTTTTTAATTTTTTATTCATATAATACTTCAAACATTCCTTCATTTCCGACAATGGGTGATATGTATTTCTAACATCTTCTATAAAAATTCTTTTATATGCACCAAGAAAAAATAAAAATTTATCTTTAATCAATTTTTTTCTTCTTCTTTTTTCTTGATATTCCGAAATTACCCCTGAAACAAATCCTCCTGTTAATTTTTCTACTGTAGATGCTGTTATTGCTTCCACACTTTTTACTCCTTCCACCATAATTTATCCTCTAAATAACTAATAATCTTTTCTCTATCTCCTTCTATTCCTATTTTTAACAAATCATAGAAATATTTTCTTGATTCAATTTTCTCTTCAATTTTTTCGATATTCTTGCATATATTCCTATAAAAATATTCATATCCTTTATCTAAAGCATATTCTATTGCTCTTTCATATTTATCATCAAAATCGTCTAAACATATAAATGTGTCTTTTGGCAACATTTGTTTTACTCTTGGCCCACCTTTATAAATAGGAATACATCCGCTACAAATAGCATCAAAGATTTTTTCAGATACAAAGTTATCACATACACAATTTTCCATAGTAATACAAAATTTATAGTTTCGATATATGCTTACTCTATTTCCTAAATATCTTCCTTTATTATTTGTAAAATTTTCCCACCCAGTACCATATAAATCTACTTTATTTTTTTTATCTAAATACCTTCCTATTTCATATCTCAAAGGTAAATTATTCTTTATCAAATTATCATTTAGTAAAAAGTCACTTTGTCTTTCTATAGGAATTTGGATATGTTTATTATTTAGAATCATTAGAAATTTATCTTCTATTCTATTTTTTTCTACATGCAAATTTTTAGGAATTGGAAATGATGTCATACCTGTTTTAGGATCAGACCACATAAACCTTCTTTGTAAAGTTAAAAAACGAAATGATTTTGTTTGGTCACAAGTAAAAAATGTACATCTATAAATGATATCAAAATATTTTTCCAGAATATGATCTTTTACAAAGACTACTGGAGCATATTGTGGGCTTTCATCAACTACACAAATTTTTCTTGTTTTAACATTTATATTATTATCTAAAACATTTACTAAGTCATTTGGTACTCCATGATTCCCAAGTAAACAGTAAATTATACTATCTTCTTCAAATTTCATATTAGGATCATCTATAGGAATTAATTGATAATCATTTGCTATAAATTTGTAAAAATGCCCATATTCACTTTTACAAACGGATGCTAATTTTGTGAAATGTAAATTCATAGCATAAATATATAGTTTTTGCTTGTTTTCTGCCATTTTTTACCAATTTTCTTAATGTTTTTAATTGATTTTTATATGAAAAAAAGATATGAATTTTTTTAGTATAAATTTACCATAAAATTAAGATCTCTTATTACAACCGTTCTATTAAAGAAATTTTCAATGTATTCTATTTGTCCTTCATAATCCCCCCAAGTATCTAAATTTACCTTTTCTGGATAAAAAGTCATATCATTTGTTACTTCATTTCCGATAAATTTTTTATGACCTAAATGAAAAACAAATTTTCTTTGATAAAAATCAAAAATGTTTGTAATTGATAATTTTTCCTGAACCATTGCTCTTTGACAAAGATTTATATCTGTAAAACATCTATGTGGGGCATATTCTATATGACCTTTCAATTTATTCCAGTTTTCTTTTGATAACATTTGGAAATCACCTATAGCTCCATTCCAGCCATTTATTACTGGCCATATATGTAATTGATTTAGATTATCTTTGGAAATTATTTCGTTTTGGATTCTATTTATCTTTGTAATATAAGAGTCAATATCGTTATATGTAATGTTTTCATGTGCTTCTGTAGGAATATCTACTCTTGTACATAATATTAGATCGTCTTTATTTATGTTAATAGTCTTTTGTAAAAATAGAAATATATCTGAAGAAAAATACACATCAGCACAAGTAGATATGATATATTTAGCATCTGAAAAATGTTTTAAACCCACATTGAAAATTAGGGGAAATGAAAAATTTGCAGCAATAGGATGTGATGGTGGCCACCCTTTAGACTTATATTCTAAAGCTTGATGAGGAATTCTAACTATTTTAATTTGTATATTAGTAGGAAACAAATGACCATATTCTTCATCTAACCATTTCCTACCTAAAGCATCTGACCCATAGTCTAAAATGATATATTCTACTTTGTTACTTCCAATTTTTTTAGCCGAATTTGCTATGCTATGTAAGGAAGTTAACCATCTATGAATAAATTGATCAGCATGATCATCATTTCTAACTGGTACAATTATTGAAAAATCTTTTATCGTTTTTTCCTCGGAATCATTTTTTTATCAATATCACTTTTTTTAACATACCAAACACACCCACCAAAAGATCCTGTTATCTGTTTTCCTTTACAAAACATATTCACACATTTGATAATCCCTGGAAATCCAGCAAAATAGTCATGACCAGCAATTATTCCTGTTTCTTTAACTTTTGGATAATAATTGATTAGGTCTCTTTTTACACCTTCAAAAGAATGATCTGCATCTATAAACAGTATATCGTAGTAATTATCTTTAACTTTATCTACTGCATCTATAGTGTCTAATACCAAATTATCAAATTTGCAAGTAGGATTTTCTTTTCTAAGATATTCTAAATTTCTTAGATATTCATCATGTACTTCTTTATTTATCATTCTTTCCCAATTATCATCCCAAACCATCAAAGGTTCTACATGTCCTTTTTCTGGCATAAATCTATCTATTCCTAAATATTCGCTATATGGAGGTAATGATAATCCTATAGAAATAGTAGAACGACCTCTGGAACTTCCAAGTTCTAAATATTTGATTGGATTGTTATTAAAGGATTGAATAACATTTATTATTGCTTGCATATCTTGAATTTGAAACCATCCTTCTATACTATTTGCTTTATTGATTATTTCTTGGGGGGTCATAATTTTCTTAATCTTCTTTTACAATTTTCTGTATATCTAATTTTCTTAATCCTTGAAATCCCTTCATAGCTACATAATGATCTAATTCATAAAATTTTCCGCTTCTTTGTATATAGTTTCCATTTGCCCATTTTTTACCAGTAGTTTGACAAACAAACCCATCTTGTTTTCCAAAACTACAAATTTTCATGAATCCTCTAATTCTTCCATTATGCACAATCCACATTCTATCGTTAACTTTCATATCTTTTGGAATGTATGAAGCTTTATAGTTTATTACTAAATTTTTCTTTTCTACATCATTTATTTCTTTTAGATAATCATTCCAATTTATAGTTTTAGGAACTGTTACTACCCAATCTAAATGTTTCATTTTTGTTTCCTTTTAGATTATAAAATTATCAATCTCCATTTGGATAATGTACCGCAGATCCTTCATCATTACTACCCCCTACCAATCCTGCACATTCCCCAGCAGAAAATGCCCATTTTTTTAATTCTTCATCATCTACAACTCGAATAAGTTCTGTTAAATTTTTTCTGCATTTTCTGTCCATACATTTAATTAAAGAATTAATTCTTATACATAAAATTAACTTTCCTTTACTACTTTCGATACTAAGTTTAAATCTATTCGTATAATTTTCATCTTTGATAAATTCAATTTTTATATCTTGCCCTGTTTTAAAATTATCCTCTTTTGCTATAAATTTTAGTGGATTATTTTTTTCCTTAAGTTCTTCTGTTTGTTGTTCTTTTAATTCATTTTCACGACATGTTTTTATCATGTCTGGTGATAAAATGGTATTTTCTTCAAGCCATTTTTCATACTTTTCATATAGTTGTTCTTGGATAATTTGTTCCTGGGTTTTCATTCTTTGTCCTTTCTTATAATCTATATCTAATTTTTTAGACCAACATTTTGGGCATACAAATATATCTTTAACTTTTAACCATTCATCCCATGTTTTAATTTTCATACCTTTGATTCTTCTAATTGTTTCTTCTAATTCTGAAATTACATAATCTGTTCCTTTTACATAACAAACATTAACATACATTTCACCATTTTCGTCTGAAATATCTCCTATTGATCCTTTTAGAAAATCTTGCTTTTCAAATTTTCTCTTTTCTTTTATCATTTCAAAAGGAATGTTATTTTCTTCAGCCCACCATTTATCTATTTGTATTTTATCTTTAAATAAATCCTCTTTTAAATCATTAGTATTTTTGAATGGTAAGTAATTATCAGATCAGAAATCATCTTGATTCCAATCACAGTTATAACAATGTAGATAAGCCATTTCTAAATCTCCTTTTTATAGTTAATTACTTTTATTTCACCTGGATTATTTTTTATATATACCATAAATTCATCCATTTCTTCTTTACTAAATTTACTTACATCTAAAATTATAGGTTCTACCGTTTTTTCAATTCCATAACTTACTATAGTACTTTTATAACTTAGTTCACATTCTTTTATTTCTAAATTTCTATCTTTGGTAAATTCTATGCAATTATCTAAGAATGTTTGTAAATCTTTTAGAAATTTATCATTACAATTAACTTTAAAAAAATAATTTTTACAGTTAGACATTTTTATATCTCCTTAACTTATATAATCTGCAAAATTAATCGCTGCTTCTCTTGCTTGTTCTAAAGTTTTAATTTTTACTTTTCCTCCTTTTACAAATGGTATATCCCCACCTTTATATTCATTTTCTTTAAAAAGCATATCTTCTATTCCAAATCCACATAGCGCTCTATGACTCCACCCATACCATTTCTGTTCTTTTTTACAAAAACCTATTGAACAAACTTTATTTTGTTTATTAGCTAATTCTGGAACTATTCCTCTTCTTGCCATACCTTTAAAAATTTGTTTAGTCCCTACATAACCCCCATCTTTTGAAACTATTTTTGTAAGCCGCCTTTGACCATTTTCATAATTGTAATCTATAAAATCTATTTCTTTGCAGCCCATTTTTAATTGTTTTTCTTTTAGAATTCTTATGTTTTCATTTTTCATTTTTAATTTCCTCCAATTTTTTAATGCTAATCTCTTTAGCATAATTTAGAATAATTTCAATTTCTTTATCTTGTAATAGTTTAAACATTTCTTCCTCTGAAATGTCTGGGTTAATTTTTCTTATTTTAATGACATAATTGGCAAGTTTTTCAATTAGAGAAATTTCCATTATTTTCAATCTCCTCTATTCTTTGTTTTAAGAAAGTATATAACTTATCTCTATACTTTTCCCATGTTATTTGCTTTAAAATTACCTCTCTACAATTTTTACCATATTCATCTAATTTATCTTTGTTTTGGTAGAAAAAATTAATCGCTTTTTTAGTTTCTTCATGGATAGTATCTTTATTATTTACATCTATAAACTTTCCGCATAACTTTTTATAGTTTGTACCTTTTATATATGCAAAATTATTTTCATCTAAATCGAAAAACTCTGAAAATGACATATTGAATGATGTTATAAAGGGTACTTCGTAAGACATACATTCTAATAATGTTACTGGCAATCCATCTTCTAAACTTGGTAGAAAGGCTATTGATGATTTTCCATACACAGTATCATAAATTTTAGGACCATGCCCAGTATCCAAATATATAAAATTTGGAATTTCCTTTCTTAATTCATTGATAGCTTGAATAGTTATTCTTTCTCCTTTTCTTAATCTATCACCACCAGCAAAAAATATAGTAAAGTTTGGATCTCTTGGAAATTTTCTTTTAAATCTTTCCGGTTCTACTGAATATACTAAAGGAATAATTTTAGATTCCTTTATTCCATTTTTTATAAATGTTTCTTTTGTAAATTCTCCCGGTAAAATTATATAATCCGAAATATTTAAAATAGTTTGAAACTGAATATCATTTGTCATGGGTTTGCTATATGTATTCTTATCTATATATAAATTGTAAAATGCTTCTGGATTTTTTTGAAATAAAGCAATTTCTGGATTTATCATTTTAGCAATGTGTTGTGGATGTGAATTCCCAGAAAAAGTGATAATACATTTTATCTTTTTTCTATTTTTTAGAATGTATTCTTTGTGCCAAATACATACATTGAAAAATATATCAGGAATAGGATAATTTGTTAAATCTTCTTTCCAGTCTATAAAATAAACTTCTAAATTTGGAAATTTTGTTTTTAGTTTACTTGAAATTATTCTCCATTGATCAGTTATTCTTGACCAGAAAGTTCCTTCTATTTGTCTATGTTCTATAAATAAAATCATTAATAGTTATCCATTTTAAATAAAAATAGTTCGACAATCATCTAAATCAAGTCTTATGTGGTCTGAGTAAGGCAATTTCAGATCTGATAATTCTTCCATACTTGCTGGAATAGTATTTTCTTCAACCCATTTTTTATAATTTTTATCAAGTTTTTCCTGTTCTATTTCTTCCATTTCCTACTCTCCCCATTTTACTTTTTATTTTCTCCTAAAATTTCTTCACATATAAATTCAAATAATGGTTGATTTAATAGTTTTATAATAACATTATCATTTTGCGTCGCTATAATTTTACTATTTTTTAACTTTATATTTAATTTCAATTTTTTTATGTGTTCCGAAACTCTTATTTTTATACATTCATCTGATACTCTAACACCAGATGGTGTTTCTTTATTTGTTAAACTTCTTTGAATATCTCTCCAAATTTCTCCATCTTTAACAATTATTTCTTTTAACCATGTTTTTATCTTTTCTTTTTTTCCAAAATTTTTAAATATTGTTTTAAATCCTTCTATGTGGGGATATAGTAAAGCAAGAAATATTCCAGCTATCACACTCTCTATAATCTCCATTTTTAACTCCATTTTTTAATTACTTTTTCACGCCAGCTATTTAGAATTTCTGGAAACTTGGTATGTAAAGGAATCAATATACCTTGTTCATTTTCCTTTAGATGACAGCCACCTTGTTTGAAAAGTTTCTTAGCTTCAGTTTGAATCATTTCTTTTGTAACATCTTCAGGATTTATATTTGGGAAAAAGCGATTTGGATTATTTGTTTGATATAACAAATTCCATTGTGTTGACCAAAAAGTAATAAAGTGATTTATTTTCTGCTCTATCGAATACCAACTCAAATGATGAAAATGTGGATATTCTTTGTATAATCTATTTATTTCAATTTCATATTTTTTAGGATTGGTTCTTCTTAGAAAATCTATATCAGGTGTATAAGGTCCAAACTGTGGAATTATTTCTTCACTTACTATGTCGATATATTCACATCCGTCAGAAAATTCTTTAGCATAAATTACCCCAGTTTTTTCATTTATCAATTTAGCTTGTTTACATATTCCATGTGTACAATTATCCATATTACAACTAAGTGCCCATCTACTCATATGATAATCATCACTTATATAGTATTTTCCTTCTTTTATATTATCAATTGTTCCAAAATAGTCAATTATCGGAAAATGCATCAATACTTGATCTTTAGGAAATTTTTTAACTAAATCTTTTAGTTTATATTTTTCTCCATCTTCAAAAATTTGATCTGCATCAAATTGTAAACAGTATTTAGATGTGCATAATGCTCTTGAATATGCTTTTTGTTGACCATCTATTCCAGGTTCCGACATATCATATGGTTTCTGATATATTTTTATCTTTTCATCATTTCCAAACATTTCTTGTAATTTTTCATAAGTTCCATCTGTTGATTCTCCATCAATGATTACCAGTTCATCTACATGTGGAAGAACAGATTGAATAGATTCGATATATGGAAGACCTGCTTTTTCACCGTTAAAAATTGTGGTATAACCAGAAATTGAAGGATATAAAACTTTGTATTCTTTTGGTTCTTGGTTTAAAAATTTTATAGCTGTTTTATATACTTCTTGGTCATCTATGCTATTAATACAATTATTTCTCACCATACATTCATTTTTATAACAAACTTTTTTGCAACCTTCTGATAATTTAGCTTCAAAAATTTGGAAATTTTGTGTGGAATCTTTTAGGTATGTTGGGCCTGAACATTTAGCCGATGTAGACGAAAATAAACTAATAAATGGAATTCCAAGAACATAAGCAGCATGCATAGGATAACTATCTATTGATAAAACTAATGTAGCATTTTTTATCAATTTGTTTAATTGAGCTACCGTTTTAGTTTTTCCTCTAAAATCAATGATTCCATCCACAGCTATTAAACTATCTTTACCATCTCCGGCTTGAATAATTTTTATATCGTTTGGTATATCCATTTTTAATGAATAGATAATGTCATCCCATTTTTCATATATCTTAGTTTTGTTATCTATTCCTGTAGCTGTAATAACTAAGATGTATTTAGATTTTGGAATTGAATATGTTTCGTCAATGGGAATATAGAAGTCATCTTTGGAAAATTTGTCTATAGATAAATCTGTATGCCAACAGAAATGTTCTACGATATTTTTTTCGCAAAGGGGATAATGTACGAAATTTGCTGTATTTAGATATTGTAAGTAAATATGAGGAGTATAGCAAATATCAAAATTCGTCATGAAATTTAGAAGGTCTGGATTATCCATTTGTGGATTGTACTTTAAGACTTTGGTGATCCAAGGGCAATCTTTAATTGATGATGCATATTGTTCTTCTACCCCAAAGTATATTTCTGAATCTGGGAATTTTTCTTTTAATCGTCTACAAACTGCTGTACTTTGCATAACATCGCTTGTTGATCTTGGCATCACATAAAGAATTTTCATTTGGGTTCCTCTTCTTGTTTTTTGTTTTTCAATTCATCATTTAATTCTTGAATAGGATCTACATTCACTTTCTTCCGTAATTCATCAACTTCCTCCTTAGTTGTTTTTATTTTTTCTTTTATACTGTTTTTAACATTGTCATTAAAGTCTTCTATTTTTTCAATTAGCGGAAGATTTAAAAATTTTTAAGAATATTGTTTACTGTTTCTAAATTTAAATTGGAAAATTCATGATTGTTAATTACTATTTTTCTTTGTTCATTTGTGAAAAATCTTCTTTAAATAATTTTTCTTTTGCTTCTGTTTTTTCTATTTCGTTAAAAATATCTGCATTCTTCATCATCTTTTTTCTTCTGATTTCATATTTATCTGATACTTCATCAGCAAAGATTTTGGCGGTGGATGATAATTCTAATAAGTTATCTAAAGTGAGGATCATCTTCATTTTAGATGTATCATTTTCAAATGTTAGAATCACAAAGTCAAAAATTTCATCCACCAGATAATGCTTAAGATTAACTGTATATGTTTCTAAAAGTTCTCCTATTCCCAATTCTGTTAGTTTTATTTCCTTTTCAGTAATTAGATTAGAAGCGGTAGTATTCACTTTTTTTTTTAGAATTTTTCTTTGTTGTTTTTTCATTTTTATATTTCCTCAAAATTGATTTGTGGTAATGATTGTTTTCCTTTTATTGCTCGTAAGATATTTAGTAAAAGTAGATAAACATGATATTGACGAATTTCTAAACTATGATATTTTCTTATATCTTCCCCACCTGTTAAGCCTATCCTTTTAGCTTGCTGAGGGTTTTCTACTGTCCATTTTAGAATTTGTGATAAATTATCCATTCTTGGATTTGCCCACTGCATTCCATCTACAAATATTTCACCCCATTGTGCATCACCTGGAACATTCCCCATATCAAAAGAAACAGCAATTGTATTGAAATTTGTCATGTAATCTGTATTTCCAGACCAAGGTGTTAGAATAACAGGAACATTACAAGCCATTGCTTCGGTTATAGGCATTCCCCATCCTTCTCCATGATGAGCAGATAAATATGCAATAACCGAAGGATGGTTGTAAAGTTGTGCCATTTCTTGATTTGTTAGATAACCATGTAGAATGTAAATAGGTGGAAATTGTTTGTTATTTGGGTTAGGAATAGATTTTCGTATGTCGTTAATTTTTCGTTTTAGTTCATATTTATCCATAATTGATTCATGAGTATGACTTGTTTTTAAGATGAAACCTACATCTGAAACTCCTAAAAATGTTTCTAAAAATGTTCGGATAGTTAATCCGATATTTTTTCTATCATTACCTAACCCACCTTGTAACCATCTTCCCACAAATAGGAAATTTTTATTTGTATATAAGCCTGGAATACCCAAAGGTGGTAAATCTGATTTATATATATCAATATCAACTGCTGGTTGTAAAATGTCTATAGGTTTAACTACTCGTAAATCTTGCCCATTTTGCTGTTTATATCCTGTAGATGCAATGATTCGAGCAGTAAATTTAGATATACCATAAATTAAATCCATTTCGTTACATTTTTCTATCCATTTAGGAGTAATTCTATCGGCTTCTACTCCAGCTGTAATTCCTATATTTATCTTACACATTCTTTGAAATTCTGCAGGAGTCGTCATAGTATAGAATATATCAGGCTCTTGTTGTAATCTTGGTTTTTGAATAAGTTCTTTTATTCTTTTTAAACATTTATTATTTATTGTATCTTCCATATCTAAAACATCTGATCTACAATGCCCCCAAGGAACAGACCAAAGATACAAATCTATTTCTGGAATTTCTGAAAGTAAATAAGCAAATTGTACAGCCCAACTTGAATATCCACTTTGTACTAGAAATGGAGCTCTAAATAATACTTTTAATTTATTGGCTCCCATGAAAGTTTTCAATTCTGTTTTCAATTCTTCCAATGTGGGCAATATAGGAGGAGTTAATTCTTGATTGATTGTATCGTTCATAGCATTTTTAATTTCATCTTGATTCATTTTTCTCCTTTTGGTTTTGATTTCTGATATAAAAGATGTATTGTACTTGCAGCATTTGCTACTTTCATCTTTGTAAGACCAATGGAAACTGGTTTTAAGTAAAGATATTCAGGTGGAATCCTGTTTATCTTGAAAAAAGTTTCTATTCTTTCATTTGTTTCTTTTTTTAAAATTTCATCATCAATTATCAATGTTTTCATTTTCATTTTAAGTCTCATATTACTGTCCTATTTTTGTAAATCTTAAAGGATTCCAAACTAAACTTGAATTAACAGTTATATCATCTTTAAAAGGAATAGGTTCATAACTACTAAATGTAAAATTGTCTTGGGATTCTTTTAACTTTTGTTCTTTCTTTAAAATCTCATCATTAATTATCAATGATTTTATTGTTGTTTTAAGTCACATATAATATAAAAAGTATTTGATTTCATATAAATTCATAAAAAATCTATACTAAATTTATATACTTTCTATTCAAGTGAATGTTGGTGGGATTGTTTATGCACATATCCCCATCCACTCCTTTTAGACACTTTAAGGGTGTCAAGTGGCAGATTATAAATGCCCGTACATACTTTGTAAATGTTTACTGCGCCATTTACATCTCTGTTGATGTTTTCAATGTTTCTCTATCTTTCTTATCTTCTCTTCTATCACAATTTTTGCAACGCTCATATTCTACTATAAGCCCCACACACTATAGAATTTATCACAGTTGCAAACAATCTCAGTTTTTTCATTTCTATCTTCTTTATCTTGATAAAAACAAGGCATTTTTTCTAAATCATAAGCCATTTTTATTTCTCCTTTTAACTTTACTGAATATCGAAAATATCCATATCAAAAATTCTTATAGCGCTTATGCCACTTTTCTTATAAGTTCTATAAGCATTTATACCTCTGTCTCCTAAAGAACTAAGAAAATGTTTTAAAGTAGAATCATAGAATGCTTTTGGATTTCCTATTCTATCTTTGTTGTCTTTGATTACATCTCTTAATTTTTTTAAAGTAGCTTTATCTAAATACATTAAGTTTATAGCATGTAAAAGTCCTTTATAGAAACCATCTGAAAACACTATAACTGTAGGTCTTGGTTCATGGGAATCTTCTCCTACATATCTAAACACTGCTACCGTTCCAGGAGTTAATTCAAATGCCGAACCCGGATATGCTTTAAAACTGCCCACAACAGTTTTTAACCCCACTCTTTTAGGTTCACCATATGGTTTAACTGGTAAAGGTGTATATTTTCCTTTAATCTGAACTTCTGGTTTTTTCTTTTTAGGTTTAAATAACCCTAAAAATCCTCGAGGTTCTGATTTTTCTGCCACTAACACTTTTGATGTTACAGCTTTAGTAATTTTAACTGCTTTGGCTTTTGTTACTGATTTAGCTACTGCTTTTCTTTTTATTGCCATTTTTATATTTCCTTTTTTAAAATTTAAATTTACTAAGTTGTAATGGATTTTTTAAGATCAATTATATGGTTAACCCCCTTATCATCAAAGAAACTATAAGTTGATAATAAGCCTGTAATTATCCTTGCTTATACTTCTCCTTCATGGGATGTATATATATTTGCTTCGGACGATGTATTTACTGTTTGTTTGATTGTTAAAATTTCAACAACTTTGGTTTGTGTGGTTTTTGTTTTATCTTCATTTAAAATATATAGATAAACTAAGAAGTTAGTGTTGCCGTGAAAAATGTCAAATTTGATAATATCTTCAAATGGTTTAAGGATTTCATTTAAAAATTGTCGAAGATTAGATATACTTACCTCAACAGTTTCTTTTTCGAATTTTCTAATCTGTTCTTCGATAGTTTCAAAAGGAGTAAGAATTGTAAGTTTCTTTGATATATCTATTTTCATTTTCATACTTGAAACATCTCCCATCTTTTCCTTGGTTCCCATGTCTTAATAATTGATTTAACAGAATCAATGTGTTTTTGCACCATTATTTTTTCATCAAATTCTAATTCTGCTTTTCTTCTGGCATTAGCTTTGAATTCTTCATATTTAATGGGATTATTTTTATAAATATCATACATTTCTTGCAATGCTTTAACTATTGAATCTATATCCACATACCTTTCATAAATGTAAGGTGTAGGTGGAGATCCTACAGTAACTACTGCATCTGGATCAATACATATGCCAGTAAATTTCTCTATTCCATTTTCTGTAAATGACACTTGATCTTGCAATCCACCGGTTAAGATGTTAATAATGGGAATTCCGCAAGCTAAAGATTCAGCACTTGATAATCCAAACCCTTCAGCTGAACCTATGTTAATTGTACATTGGCAAAGATTATAAAAGCTGGCTAATACTTGTTTTGGTACTTTCTGAGGAGCGATAACAATGGGAGCATCGGGGAATAAATCATCTATCATTCTTGGTATATCTGTTCCATGTTGATCTACTGGATCTGTGTGCATAATTAACATTACATCTTTTTTATCTTTAGCAAATCTGGCAAAAGCAGAAACTACATCGGTGGGCATTTTTCTACGAATATTTCGATTGTTCCAAAACACTATAAACTTAATCTTGCTTTTATTTTTTCTTACATTTTCATTTACATTTTTCAAATTCTCCAAAAGAGTAGTCAGAGAAATAATTGGTTTTGGTGATTTCTGTTCTTCTGGTTTATCTTTATTTTCATTTATCCATTTAGGCATTTCTGCTGGATTTTCAATAATAGTATCTAAAGGAAGAGGTTTGTAATTTTCAAGATCTATTCCATGAGGAATGTATGAATATCTGTAATTTGCTTTATTTCTTTTTTTAGCTTCTTTAACGATATCATATGAAAGTTTTGAAATACAAAGAATTTCATCACAAGATTCGTAATATGGATCATTGTATTTGGGTGCTGGAATATCGTCCCAAACATGATAATAAATTAGAGGCATTTTTATTCGAATTTCATTTTCAAATGCCCAAAGCCAAGTCCAATATCTTGGGTCTGTCATAATCCACATAATATCTGGTTTTTCTGCTGCTATTACTTGTCTTATTAACATAATATCACCATATCCTGGAATAGGAAGAATTTTTCTACCTATTTCATCCATAACAAGCTGTTCAGGTCTTTCTCGCATTGCCCCACCTAAACAAAAGACTTCCCATCCTTCCTTAACAAATCCCCTTGTAATTGCTTCAGTCATAACTCCTACACCAGAAGGTATCCTTGGATCATCTCCTAATACAAGTATTTTTAATCTACTTCCATTTGGTTTTATCATTTTTATGATTTCCTAATTTTCTGTTTGTATTTCATTTTTTTCTAAATCATAAACATATCCATAATTATCATTATATAATGATAATTCATATAAAAATTTTATATATTCTAATTGCTGGGTTAGTAAAGAAATATATATATTATTATCATCTTTGAAAAAGAAATCTCTATCTGTTGTTTTATTTATTAGACCTTTTAACAATTTTTCGTTAATAGAAATTTGATCTTCTAATACTTTTTTAATTTCCATTTTTCCTCCTAAATTTTTCTATTGATTGTTTGATTGTGCAAAAGACATAGATTGACTAACCAAACTTTTTGAACCTGAAATTTGTTCATATATCCAATGTTCGATTAGATTTTCGACAAGAATAGATCTATTAATAAATTTTTCTGATGTTAAATTTTTGAATGTTTCTGCTTTATATTCTTCAATGGTAAATGATATGGGTTTCTTTCCCATTTTTAGCAAGCTCCTATTATGAATATTATTCCTATTATCTATAATATAAATATAAAAAAAATTAATTTGAATATTATTAAGAGGTTACTGATTTTTACTTTTATATAAATATATATAAATAAAAAAGGTTTCAAAAATACCTTTTTTAAGATATTAATGAAACCTTTTGCAAATTTGTAAAAATAGATATTTTTTAATGTCTTTACAAATCTTTCCAACTACAGAATTCTACTCCTCCATCTATTGCGACAGTTTCACCTTCCATTCTTTTTATAGGTTCATCTTGCCCAATACCAAGTTTCAGCAGAATAATAGTTATCACATCTAAAAGTATATGTTTCTTGTGCATTAACTAAAAAGCTTACCTCACCTACCACAAATAATAAAATTGTTAGAAATAAGTTTTTCATTTCTTTTTATTACCTTTCTTTTTAGAAAATTTAGACTATATCTTTTTTCTTTAATTTGAGATTAATGATTTAGCAAATTGAATTGAATCTTCATCAGCATTTGCAATTGTTTGTAAAGCTTTACGCAATTCCAAAACATTTTCAAGTTCTTGTTTAAACCTTTTTCCTATGATGTTTAAAAGAAATTCTTTATCTTTTATGCCGAAATAACTTACATTTTTATACTTTCCAAACTTATGTTCTATACAAAATTCAATCCATAATTTACTATCATTATCGTTCCAATTCCACCATAATTTACAAGCAGTTTTAGGTGAATAACTTTTACATCCGCTATTGCCATATACCCTATCACACTTTAGGCAAGGATTATCAGATAACATTTTACCATGAATTAGAACAAATTCTTTGATTAGTTTTTTCATGACTTGAATTCTCCTAATTGAGATACCTTTTATTTTCTTATATATAAATTTAATAAAAATAAAGGAGAAATCCAAATATATTTACAAGAATTTTCAATTTTTCTTATAAATCATTATGTTCCAATGGTTAATAACAGGAACATATGTTTGCCACCAGCCATAAACTTGCCTCATAACATTTGGTTGATTCCAAATTCTAACTCCTTTTAGAACATAACCTTTATTTTCAATATATGGATTTGCTTCATATGCTACTGGAATATATTTAGATGAATATCTATCACCTAAGAAAATTACAAGCCATCCTTTATCTACTAACTTTTCTCTACATAGTTCAAATGTGTTTGCTAATCTTTCATAAAATTGTTCATAATTTTTAGCGAGTCCTATATCATTTACACTATCATTTCCAAACATTTCAAATGGAGCGTTTTCATCTTGTCTTTTTCTATGATTTATTCCATAAGGAGGATCAGTTAGAATTAGATTGAACTTTTGATTAAGTGTAGGAATAACTTCTAAATTATTTCCTATTAAAAAAATTGATTTATTTCCGTTTTGTTCTTCATCATTTAGAATAGGCGGAAAATTTCTATCAAGAAGTTTCTTATAAGAATTTTTCATATCTGAATAAAGTTCAATTCCTACACTATTTCTATTTAATTTTTTAGCAGCAATGTTAGTTGTTCCTATTCCAGCAAAAGGATCTAATACCCATTGATCTTTTTTAGTAAAAAAATTGATTAGTTGCTCTAAAAGTTCTGGTGGCTTAGCTACTCCTCTTGTTTCTATTCCTTTATATACCTTTTTCAAATTCGGTTGGTAAGTAAAAACAGTATGTAAATTTTTTAACCAATCATGAGAATTAGTTATATCATTTAGTGAATTGTCTTTTGGATCTCTTGTTTTCATTTGATATTAAAGGGTAAAACTATTCCTGCTTTGCTTTTCTTTTCTATAGGAACGCCCATCATTTGTATTGCTTGAACAATAAATATAAGTAAGCGCATAGTATCGGCTTGGGTAGAAATAATGAAATTAAGTTTTTCCTCTGTGGTCATTTTATCAAGATCTAACATTGTTTCGGGAATTTCTTGTTCTTTCATTTCTGGGGGTAATTCTTGTTTTTCGTAAATGGGTTTTTCATCTGACATTTTTTCCATCTCCTGATTTTTTAGTTATTTTCTTTTAATTTTTCAATTAACGGTTTAATTGAATCAATTTTTTCTTGATAACAATTTTTAATTTTAATTTTATCATCAAAATCTTTATCACATATTTGATAATCTTTATCTAAATTTCGTATATCAATTTTTAATCTTACATATCTTCTAAGTAATTTACAAGCATTACAATTACACTTTGATAAAAGTACATTTCTTTTAAAAAGATGATCTTTAGAATATTTTGACAAAACCATTTGAATTAACCTATCAATTTTTTTATCTGTTAATTCTTTAGTTTCATTTTTTAATTTTTCAATGTCAAGCATTTTTTATCATCTGCTCAATTTTTTGATAATCATTTTTCTCTAAAGCATTAGAAATAGTGAGATTAAGGTCCTCTAATTTTTTAGTTAAAGCTGTTTTGTTTTTAGAAGCATTTTCTGAATAACCTTCACTTATAATTTTCCCTTCTATATCATAAACTTTGGAATCTGGTTTGATTTTCTTTAGATCATCATTTACTTTTTCATAAAGTGTTAAAGCAGACATAATTAATTGTGCTCTTCTTTCTAATTCCTTTTCTACAAGAGCATCTACTACTTTTGCTCTTACTACAGTTTTATTAGATTTAGAAAGTATTTTAGCTACTTCAATTAGAACATTGTTTTCCAAATTGTTCACTTTTGTTTGTTTTAGAATTTCTTTTTCTTCTTCACTCATTTTAAACTCCTTTTGTTTTAATTTTTTTGATTAAAAATTTCAATTATTTTTAAACTATTAATTCTTAAATTTTTGTAACTTTATGTTAAAAATAAGTTCAAATTTTTTATTTACTCGAATAATTCATCGGAAATTTGAACTGCTGGATCTTGTGGTGATCCCCAATTTAAAGGTTCGTAAATAGTTTCGATTTTTCCATCTACTAATCTTGCTAACATCGAATCCCAATCAATTTGAAACTGCTCTATATGCTTTTCTATTCCTTCTTTCATAGCCATAACTGAAACATTATAATTTGATGTTGGTTTAATATAGAACCATTTGATTTTATCACTATTAATTATTTCGGGATAATCCATATCTTGCCCAAATTTAGAAAATGCTGCATTGTAATTTATAGCTGCTCTAACTTGAATAGGTGTTCCTTTTTTACAGAGTGTATTTTCATTTGGGATTTTTTCTTCCACATTCCAGTATTTATTTATTCCATTTACTCCTATGGGGATTCCTACTTCTCTCAATGGCAACTTTTTTATATCTTTTTTAAACTGTAAGATATATTTGTCTACTTCCTCTTTTTTATTATGATGTAATATCATTGTCAATACTTCTTTCATAAATTTTCTACAAGAAATTGGGGTATCTGATCTAACTACTTCGATTCCTATTACTTTTATTTCTTTTCCTGGTTTTGGTGGGAATCCTTCATCCCAAACTACATTTGCTGCATATCTTTTTTTAGCTAAGAAAATTGCTGACGACATTACCTTTTCAAATTTAAATTCAAAATAATTGGGTTCTTTATTTTCTGGAAATACATTACAATGTTTTGGACTAAATTCTTTAATTAGATATGTATTAACATCGTTGTTTACTCTATTAGCAAATTCTAAAATTTTCTCTAAATTGATGTCTTCCATATTCAGTATTTTTAGATACATTGAATCTGTATCTGCTGCAATGGCTTGAACTCGATTTTTATATCTAGTTTCAACATACTTGATTGAACTTTTGATAATTTCTTGACCTGTTAATGTAACTCCTTCTGCTATTCTTTTATCGAAAAATCTTGCTGATGGCATACCTAAATATCCATAGATAGAATTTAGAAAAATTTTCATAGTATACTGTTTTGTATCATAAAAATTTGTTAGATATTCATCATTTTCTTTTTCTGCCTTTTTCATTAACTTTTTATATTCGATTCTTTTAGTAAACAAAGTATCAAGTAATGTTGGGATGATTCCTCTTGGGGATTTAACAAATGCTTGATCATTACAACTTCGATAAAAATCTGTATTAATCTTATTTTCCGCATTAGGATCATCACTTAGTTTTTCATCTCCTAAAACTAAAGTATCAAAAGACATGTTTAGAGTTCTGATAATGCTTGGATATAGAGATGTTAAATCTAATGAAAACATCCAATCATGTAACCCCACTATTGGATCTTTAACATATCCCCCAGCAAATGATTCATGATGACCTTTACTTTTGTTAGGATTATCAAAACATATAAATCCATCCTTGTGAATTTTTGTCAAAATTAAAGATTCATTTAACATTGAATTGTAAAATACCTTCTCTAACTTAATGTTAGCATAAGCTGTTAATTCTCTTGATAAATCTATAAATTTCAAATTTTCATCTAATTTTTTTAACAAATTAACATCTTGAATGTTATATTCCAGAAATTTTGCAAAATCATTTTTCCAAAGATCATCTAATTTTCCTTTATATTCTATTTTTCCTTCTCCCAATTCTGCTTGACTAACCGAATTTAGACTATAACTATCTCTTTCATTAATAGAGAATTTTTTATAGAGTAACATATAATCAAGTTCACATCTTCCGTAAATTTTAAATCTTTCATATTCTGGACTAATATCTATTCTTCCTACTGTAGATAATGTTCTTAAGGTTTCATTATCAAATATTTTAGACATTCTACAAAGAAGATATGGATAATCAAATTTTTCACTATTCCATCCAGAAATAATCATGGGGTCTAATTTTTTAACAAGTTCGATAAATGTACTTAACATCTTTGTTTCATTTTCTAAAACCATAACTCCAGGAAAATTTTTCTTGTATTCTGTAGGATGCCAAGCTAATGTAATTACTTTCTTTAACATAGTATCATATATGGAAATTGCTGTAATAGGATTTGTAGGATTTGTAAATTCTGGAAATTTATTACCAACTAAAACTTCTATATCTAAAAACCATGTTCTAACTGGAAGTAACTTTGTATTTACTTTATATGAGAATTTATCCAATAGATATCTTTGAACATAGTCTATATCAGATTCCCACATTGAAATATCTTGTGCTTCAAATTCTTTCTGTTTTTCTTTTAGTTCATTTAAATCATTAAAAAACATTTTTATAACAGTGTTTCCATCAATAGTTTGATATTCTTTACTATCTTGTAATTCTTCCGAAAATTGTGAGGCTTCAACATAGAAATATGGTCGATAATTTTCATCTATTTTCTTTGTTAATTTTCCAATTTCATCCACATACCAAAGATATATCTTGTTTCCTACATTTTCAATGTTTACTAAATTTTCCATTACTTTCCTCCCCCCTTTATTCTTCAAAAAGATTACTATCTATTTGTGATGAAATAATTTGATTTCTTTTTTCATTAAAATCAAAGTCATCCAAAAAATAATATGTTTTGCCATTAAAATATTTAACTTTAACTCCAAGCTTACGTATTTTATAATAATATATAAGCCAAAAATCATTTATTCCTATAGTAAATTCTAGTTCTTTATATAAATCCCGTTTTGTTACAATTTTTTTATTTTCAATTAACTTTAATAATTTATTTATTCCAACAGATTCATTCATAATCCCTAAAGAATTAACATGTTTTTCTAAAACCATTTGCAATTTATTTGTTATAATTTTAACAGAATCTTCTATTTTTGGTAAATTTTTAACAATATTTTTGTGATAGATAATGTTTTCTACTATTCTATCTTTACTTCTAAATGTTTCATATATTTTATTTACCATTTCTTCTATTGTGTTACATGCATATCTATTCCCAAAAATAGGTGTGTAAATATTTGTATCAGAATAACTAAAAATGACATTGTCTTTTGAAATTGAATCATATAACGATGAATAAAAACTATCTCTGTTTGTAGTAACAATATGACAATTTGATTTTTTGACTAATTTTTCATATTCTTCTTTATTTGAAATGAAACCAGTTAAATTAACATTTTTTAGTTTATCTATTATTACTTGATTATGATTATTAAGATCTTTTTTATCACATGTTATATATACATAACTGTTAATATTTGGATAATTTAATTGAAATAATTGAACTGTCTCTAAAAATAAATTAAATCTTTTCTCAGCAGTTACCCGATTATTCCAAATAAAAACTATATCATTATACTTTTTTTCATTGTATATAAAGGGATCAAACTTTAAAAATCTATAAACACAAAATGGTGGAGTGATTATTGACTTATTTTGAAAATTTTCCGTTATTCTTTTACTAAAATTATTTTTTAAAAAAAATAAAATATCTTCAAACATTTCATTAGATGTAACCCAAACAATATCCGCCTTTAGTATAGAAGTAAATTTTTCAAAAAAAGAAAATTCAAGAAATGATCTATTTTTTTTAGTATCAAGCAAAACTGTTTCTTTTTTATTTTTATAAAAGTCATTTAAACAATAAAATTTTAGTAAAAGTTTAAAATAATTAAAAGAATTAGTTTGACCTATTAAAAAATGATTTATTGAACTTTTATCATTTAGATAAATAAAATCGGCATCCACATCTTTATATGGGAATTGTTTTAAAATAGTATTTGAAATACTTGATCCCCATCTAAAATCAGAATCTGGATTTTCTAAAATAAAAGAATTTGAATAGTTTTGATTAAAAATTCTTCCACAAATATTTTGACTATCATTATATTTATCTAAAGGGATACAAATTAAAGGTTCCATTTTTATTCTTTCATCATAATTTTGTTCATCAAATGAATAGAATTTTCAGAATTATATTTTATTAAAGAAATATCTTTTTTTAATATTTCTCGCTTGTATTTATATCGTTCATCACTTATCATATTTTCGGCTTCATCAATTGTTTTATATCGGAAAATTTCATTATACATTTCTTTATAACTAAGATCATCTGGAATAATAGGAATACATCCTAATGCAGCAGCTTCAAAAGTGCCTATTCCCCATGTTTCTTGTAAATTAGCAGAAAAAACAAATTTAGCTTTAGAAAGTAATTTATAGTATTCTTCTTTAGTATTTGTAACATCTGTTGTTACTATAAACTGATAATTTGGGAATTTTTTTTCTATTTCTAAAAATATGTCTAATCTTTTTTCTGGTGATTTTCTATGAGGGAAAATTACAATATTTTCTTTTTTTGGTAAAATAATATCTGAAAATGAAAAATCAAATGGTAATCCTGTTACATAGATACTACTTGGCAAAACATTTCTACTTCTTAATATTAATTCTTTATGAAAATTAGTAGCTACAAATATAAAATCCGTTGCCATAAACCAAGCTTCTTCTTGAAATTTACTCCAGTAATCCATTCCGGCTTGTGTAATAAAATCATAAGGATCATAACTTCCTGCATGCCAAATAGCTGCAATTTTTATATCTATATCATTTAACTGCGCCATATATTTTAAAGCTGTAATACCAAAATGATATCCATCATAGAAAAAGAAAATATCACCAGATTTAACTTTTCCTTCATTGAATAAATTGGCTATTTTTAAAATCTGGTCAGCTTTATATTTATTCGTATTATTAAAATCTAAAAATTGACCTTTTTGGAACTCGTAAATATTACCAGAAATAATTTTAATTTCTGTATTTAATTTATAAAACATTTCTGGTATCCAAGTAGACCATTGTTTTGTATATCTTTTTTCTATGGGTTCCAAATCTATTAGATAAATCATTTCTGTTTTCCTTATTCAGTTATTTTTAGAATAGCACCGTTTTCATCATCTTCGTTTACTCGAATTTCCAATATAGAATACTTTTCTTTAAATCCTTGGTAAATCCGTTCACACATCATTTCACAACTACCAAGATCCTGTTTATCAAATTTTTCATTGATAAATTTATCTACTTCTCTTTTAAACATGAAAAATTCAACATCTCTATCATTGTGATTAACTCCAACTTCAACATAAACATTAAAAAGATGTCGATGTTTATTCTTTAAAAATTCTACTTCTTTTGGTGCAAATGGCCAAGAATGAAATCCTTCGAAAATTGTCTTAATGTAAATTGATTGCTTCATTTTAATATGTTATTTTTTCTGTTTCTGATTCTTCATTACCATAACCTAAACAATTTTTACATTGTGAAAAGTATATATTGTTCATGTTTTGTAAATTATCATTAAAAATATTTCCTAATTTGTATGTATCATCGAAACATTCACAACATGGAACTATATCTCCATTCCATAATACTACAAATTCATTATTTTTAACAAAAGAACATTTTTCAGATTTTGCAATTTCAAATGAATCTTTTATAATATTTACATTTCCTAAATTACGAAGCCGTTTTAATTCAATATTAAATCCTTGTTCTTTTAGTTTATCAAATTCAGGATATTGCTTTTCTAAATCTTCTGTTATTTTAATTATAGTAATTTTTTCTCGAAATTCTTTATTTATAAAAGATAAATTTTTCAAACTTAAATCATTATGATATGAAATAATTATCTGATGTATATTTCTATCAACTAAATTTGAACATATTTCATTTGTTAAAAATTCTCCATTAGTATTTAGTATACTTTTAACATTTTTTTTATTCAACGATTCAATAGCATAATATACAATGCCTGGAAAAAATAATGATTCGCCATAATGATGTAATTGAGTTTCATTATTTTCAATAATTTTGCAAATTCTATCTATTGAATTTTTAGACATCCACCCAAGATCTCTTTTCATAAATTTTCTTGGACAATACCAGCAATTAAACTGACAAATGTTTGTTATTTCAAATTGAAATATTTTCATTTTTACTACTCCAAAACAATATCATCATTATACACATTCCAAGAATTAACATATTTCTTATAACTATTAAAACAAGTAATATTTTTCTTTGTTTCAAGTTTAACAGTTAATAATTTATTACTTGATTTAAAACATAATAGATATATAAATGATAAAATATTACTTAGGTCTATGTTTTTAAAACAAATAATCAAATGACATTTAGGCAATAATTTTTTAATTTGTATATATTCAGATAATGATTTAAATACAAATTCATAACTAACAAGAATTTCATCTTTAACTTTTAATTTGATTTTGTTTAAAATATCTAAATTATTAACTTTTGATTGAAATCCAGCACCAAAATAAATTTGCTTTACCTTATATTCATTAGAATATTTTAGAATATGATCTATTTCTTGATCACTAATAACAAATAAAGTTGGATAATTTCGAAATCTTCCTTCAACTTCTTTTCCAAAAAAGAAATTCATTTTTTATTCCTCAAATAAGCTATCATCAAAAGTTTGAAAATTATCATTATTCATAATTCTTGAAATAGTTTGTTCTATTGTTGGAAAATATGATTTTATTAGATTATTTATGCTAATTCCTTTTATGAAATATTTTTCCATAATTTCAAAAGATTTAATAGTTTCAGTAAAATTAGTATCATTTTGTTTGAATAATGTTTTTGCATAAACATTAAAGAAACTTTGATTTAACATTAACCCATTTAAAAATTTGGTATATGTTAATCTTTGTAATAAATTATGATGTGAGCAATTTATTCCGGTAAATCTAAATATTAAATCATCATTAACATATTTTTCATTTTTATCTATGAATTCATTCCAAGAAGAACATAGCTCACAAAGACAAGGCATTTTTAACCCATTTCGTATATAATCATCAAGAATTAAATTTCCGGATGTATATGATGTATTATTTTTAATTTGTGTAACTGTTTCTCTATCCATTTTTAAATGAAAATCTAATAAAAATCGTTCATGTTGATATCCTGTTGGAACCTGAAATTGAGCATATTGTGATCCAGTAGAATATGTGGAGGAATCATATGAAAGATATTTTATGTTACAAAATGAATTAAATTTCGCTAAAGCAAATAAAAGTGGATATGCATCGGTTCCAAGAATATGAACATAATAATTTTCTAAATTTTTGCCTTGATTTTTAAGCCTATCATATAAAAATAAAAGTATAAGAATCATAAAAATAGGATTATAATTAGGCTTAACGCCTATTGCCCATCCTTCAAATTCATACTTACTGGCCATATCAAACCATTTTTGTATAAAATCAAAATTTCTTCCATGTAATACATTAAACAATTTTAAATTGCTATTTTCATTTCGATTTTTTTGAAAATAATCAAAGTTTTCATTTGATACCTTCAAAGAATTATCAAAAATTGATTCATAATTATCATTTGATTTATTAATAATGGGGGGTATATCAAGATTCATTCCAAAATCACAATTATCTTCAAGCCATGTTAAAACATTTTTTGGTGTTATAAATTTAGTATCGGTTTTGAAATTATCTTTATATATTTCTTTTTGCGCTAATTGAAATCCACCAGAATCTCCCAAAACATTTTTTGAATAATGAAATTTTGTTCGTATCTTTGGATTATCATTATAATGAAAAGAAAAAGATAATAAGACATTTTCACAAGTTTTATAAAGAACATTTTTTAAATATTGATCAAATTCGGTTGAACATACTTTTTGATTATTTAATATAGTTTTTGCTGTAATTGAATATGCTGGGTAAAGTCTTAACATTTTTAAATGTCTCCTTTAAACATATAGTTATCTTTTTGATATCCCATAAATTTTAGAAATTGGTTTATTTTTTCTCTATTTTCTTTTTCATGTAATTCTATTGCCAAAAAGGGTTTAAATTTAGATAAAATTTCTTTTGCACCCTCTAAAACTTTAAGTTCAAACCCTTCTACATCTAATTTTATGAAATCACACTTCGAACAATTTAAAACAACATCTAAAGTATTAGAATTTATACCACCTTTAGTGTTTGGTACAAACATATTTGAACCCATGTTTTTCTTATGAATTTTCGTAATAAATTTTTCTTTCGATTTAGATGATAACATTGCTAAAATTGGATAAATATTAGTAAACCCATTATTTTCAATATTATACTTTAGTAATTCAAAAGTTGGCGGGAATCCTTCAATTGCAATAATTTTAGAAACATATTCAGACCAAAACATAGAATGATTACCAATATTTGCCCCACAATCTATTACTATACTTTCAGAACCTTCTCTCATGTAAAGTAAACATTTTTTCAAATATCTTCTTTCATAAGGATATTTTCTTTTCTCTAAATGATTGCCAATCAAATCATCTTTATAAACTTTTACAATAACAGGTTTATCGTTAATCATCAAATTTACTAATTTTGTTTCGTAATTTTCCATCTTTACTCTTTTATTTCTATTAGTTTTAGAAATTCATTCTTAACTTGATTCTCTTTAAAGTTGCCTATTAACTTAGATGTAATCATTTCTGAATTATTCTGTTTAACTCCTCTTGCTATCATACAGTAATGTTTAGCTTTAATAATTACCCCCACACCTAAAGGTTGTAATACTTCATTTATATAATTAGCAATTTGGCAAGTTAACTCTTCTTGAATTTGCGGTCTTTTCATATACCATTGAACTACTCTTGCTAATTTAGAAACTCCTACTATTTTCTTATCTGGTATATAAGCGATATATGCTTTTCCATGAAATGGCATAAAATGATGGGAACAAGTTGAAATTAGATCAATTGAATCTAATACTATTATTTGATCATAGTCTTTAACATTTTCAAAAATGGTAACCTTTGGTTCTTCTTCTGAACACCCTGAAAATAATTCATTAATCCACATTTTAGCTACCCGATTTGGTGTTTCTTTTAAGTTTTGATCTTCTGGATCAAAACCCATTTCTAATAAACATTTATATAGATGTTTTGAAACTTTTTTAATTCTTTTATTTTTTTCATTTAGAATTTGATTTCCATTTGCTTCGATTTTCTTTATAACTTTTGTCATTTTTCCTCCCTATTTGGAAATTTTACTGTTCTTCTTCTATTTCATTTTCTTCACTATTAGCATACTCATCCATAAATTCTGGATTTTTTATGTTATATGATATAGAAAATGTTATTAATTCAGAATCTTTATGGTAGTCGTAATTAATTGCTTCAAGGGTTATACCATAAGATTCCATGGGTCCTTGTATTCGTTTGATAAATTTTTGAACATCGATTAAGCGGGATTTCATAATTGGAGTAAGATTTGTTTCAGACATTTTTATAACTCCTCCTTTTGTTTCATAAAATTTTTAATTCTTCTTATTTATAAATTTAATAAATATAGCAAAAATTTCCAAATTTTTTAATACTTCTTTAGAATTTCAAGAATTTCTTTGTTTTCATATTTTAGGGCGGCTGCTTTTAGTTTTGATATATCATATAGCCCTTCCCAAGTTTTTAGCAGTCTTTTTACAATTTCATTATGTCTAATAGCAATTGCATCAGATAACATTCTTGTATACATTTTTCTCTCCCTTTCTTTTATTCAAACATATCGTCAAAATCATCTTTCTTTTCTACTTTTTCTTGTTTTTCATATGTCATAGTTGATTTGGCAATCTTTGGCATTTCTAATTGACATAGCTTATAGAGTTCTTTTTTCTCTTTGTCTTCCAAAGGATATTTTAAAGCTATGTCAATTATTCCTTTATTCATAATTAGAAGTGTTGCATATTCTTTAGCTTCCTTTTTACTGATAAATTCATATTCTCTTACTATTAATTCTATAAGCCATTTAGGATATGAACCGTCTTTTTTCTTCTTTTCATATTTAAGCCATTGAAACCAGGCTTTGTGTTTCGGAATAATTGTTCTGCAAATATGATAATATTTACGAAGATCCATATTAAAGACATATTTGTTTAGATAAGATGCTAATGGAAGCAAATTTTCATTCATACTTAACCAAAGATTGATTATGAATGGATTTAGGGCTTTTCGTTTTTCTTCTGGTAGATTATCTATGAAATTTTTATCTTTAGTTTCAGTAATCTGTTTTAGAAAAATGAATAATGTATTATCTTGTGGATTTGGCATATTTTTCTATAGTTTGCTAATAATATCAATCATACATGCAGTAGCATTTATATCTGGACTTGCTACAAAAGATTGTCGATATAAAGATTCGTTAATTGATAGAAGAATATCGCCAGTTGCAGTATCATCAAGTTCCATCTTATTTTCCGCAAATTCTGTAAATAAAAATTCATATAATTCTTCATAATCTATTCCTTCTTCCAGCATTAATTTTCTAGCAGATTTCCAGTCTTTCCTTAATATAAACTCCATAATTTTCGAATTATTATCAGTAAGTATTATTCTCTTGTCTACTGTTAATTTTCCTTGCTGGGAGAATTTCTGAATAGTATTTATAGCTGAACGAATATCTGGATACGTACTTCTAGCAATATCTTCTACATCTGTTTTGTTAAAAGTGATTTTTTCATTTTTAAGTATATAGATAAGTTTATCAACAATCTGTTCCTTTGTAAATGATTTCAATTCAAAAATTTGACATCTTGAACGAACAGGATCAATTATCTTTTGGGGATAATTACATGTAAGAATAAACCTTGTATGTTTATATGTCATTTCCATTGTACCTCTCATAGCAGCCTGAAAAACCGGGGTTGTACCGTCTACTTCATCTAAGATTACAATTTTCAATTTGTTTTCATCTGACCCCATGTAGTATGAAAATCCTTTGATCTTGTCTCTTAATACATCAATTCCTCTTTCTTCAGAAGCATTGATATAAATGTAATCACCTGCAATTTTTTTAGCAAAGATTTTAGCAATGGTGGTTTTCCCTGTTCCAGCAGGGCCACAAAGCAAGATGTGTGGGATATCTTCTGTATCTAAATAATACTTAAACTTATTTTTCATTGATTCAGGACATATAAAATCATCTAATTCTTTAGGTCTATATTTTTCTACAAACAAAGTTTTCTCTTCCATCTAATTATCCCCCCAAGATAAAAAATTTAATTATCTGTTTTGTCTACTACTTTTGGACTTAAGTAATACTCAAATTTCATTCCAATCAATTTGTCTTCTACTGTAATTTTCATAATTTTATCACTTACTCCAAACTTAATACCATCGATATATTTACTTGTACCAAGAATTGAATAAACATGATCTTTCATAAAGAATTTTTCGAAATTATCATTTGCTTGGTCATGTGCGCTTTCATTAACAATAGTCTTAATGTAATTATTTGTAATGTCAATACCAATCTTAATCTTGGCTTCACCATTTTCTTGAATTACTGAAAACATATCTTCAGAAATGTTAGACATGCCTTTCATTAAAACATCTACTTCTTTTTTATCTAAAGTAAATTCCACTGGATAAGATAAAGGTTTCAATTTAGGTGGGACATGGATAATGTCTGGATAACAAAGAATAATACGATAAGTTGATTGTTGATCTGCTAGTAAGATTGCATTGGTATCAATTTGACATTGAACTTTGTTTGAATCGTCTTGTTCTAACGAACTAAAAACTCTTTGTAAAAGATCAATTGCTGGAAGTCCAAGATCATATCTTTTTTCTGTAAATGTTTCTGTTTTGGTTTTATATTCAAGATCTGGCAAATCTAATTTAGATCCATCATAATCAATTGATCCATAAACTAATAAAGTCTTTTCTGGATAATTTTGAATTCTTGTAGTAATAGAATCTGATCGAATACTTATTACTGCTTCATTTACAATTTTTCCTAAACTCATATTTTTTAGGAATTGGTCAAATACATTTGGTAAGAATACTTTCATTTAAAGTCCTCCTCTTTAGTTTTATATTTTTACTTTTGTTTCTTTTAGAAATTATGAGGCTATTATTCTGAATACCTTTGCTCCTTTTTCTAATAAAAATTCAAAAATTTATTTGTCATTGTGATGAAATGAACATCCCATAAGAACAGTAAATCCTTCATTATCTATTGAGTTAATATCAGCTCCTTTTTTAAGCAGTATTTCTATTATTAGAAACAGATTTTTTAGATCTGCTTTTTTAAATTTCATATATCCTGCCTTTCTGATCCATAAATAACTTTATGTTGCTGTAAAATTATTCGAATATCTAATTTCTTTATACTTTCAATTTTCTTTACTAAAGTATATAAATTATCAATCCAATTCATCTGTTCAAATTTGTCTCCAGTATTCCAACAAGGTGTAATTACAAAAGGATGTAAATAATTTATTCGTTCTAAAGTTTCAATGGTTTCTTCTAAAGCCAAATAATCATCTTCTGTATTGCTTATAACCATTTTTACTTGTTGCTGTTTATTTTTAAAAAGAATATTACTTTTTAGAATATCATGATACTGATATACAAATGTGTCTAAACTTTCGTTCCACCTTCCAGTACTTGGTGGTTTAATGTCAATAGATAATTGATCTGTTATATTTAGTAATTTAACAAATTGATCTGGATTATCTTTGAAATTTTCTTTATCATAAACACCAGGTAATTCTATATTTACTATCTTATGCCCTTCAAGTTTTAGAAGATGAATCAAGTCTATCAATTTGGTATGATCTTGTTCTAAAGGATTCCCACCTGTTATGCTAACTCTTCTTATATTTGGAAACTTTTCAAATACTTCAGCAGCTATTTGACCTTGGGAAAGTTCTTTTCCTTTTTTAAAGTTCCAAGTTTCTTTACTATCACAGTTTTGGCAACAAATTTGACAACCTTGAAATCTTACAAATACTGTTGGTGTTCCTATCCAAATTCCTTCACCTTCAAAAGCTGAATAAATGTTATTTAATTTCATTTTTATTTCTCCTATTTATTTATACTACATTCTTTAACACCATCCCAAATTAACGAAAAACTAAATGGGATTTCATCTTTTTCTTTTTTTGTAATTATTCTACCTGTATCAGGTTCTCTAATTTCCATTTCATAACTTCGTTCCCAATCACCTTTTTCTAAATAGTGGCAATAACCATTCATTTGTTTTGGACGATCTAAATCTTTATCCAAATAAGGACAATCTTCACAATAGTTACCTTCAGGAATTAATGATGTATCTTTGACTTCTAATTTTTCAATTAAAACTAGATCATCCTTATATAAATTTAACCAAGTTTCTTTTAGAATTTCTTTGTTCATTTATCTTTTTTGTATTTTTTATTTATAATTTAATAAAAACATAAATTATTTCCAAATTTTTTAAAGTTTTGTGCAAGATCTTAAAAGTGAATAACCAATTAAATCTGTTATAGGATCTTCATCATCATTTTTATCATTATTTGCTAAACGACTTAATTTATCAAGCATTCTGACAATAGTTAGAAGATTTACATACCGTTCTTTCGATATACCATTTGGATAAAGAATTTTAAGAATAGCAATAGTTTTGTGAATTGAATCTCCATATTTCCTATTTTTTTCAATTACAATTTCTGCTACTTCTTTTGCTTTTATTTTTAATTCATTTTCAAAATTTGCCTGTTTAGACTTATTACATTTAATTAACATTTTTATTTCTCCTGATATTTTAAATTTGAAATTCTTAATTTCATTCTTTAGCACCATTTTCTATAAGCAATCTTTTTATTTCTTTATTGACTGCTTTGGTGAGGACTGTACTACCATAATTATTTTTTGCCTCTATGTCTGCTCCGTTTTCAATTAATAATTTGACAATGTCTGTACGGCCGTTAATGGCTGCAAAGTGGAGGGCTGTGTCGCCATCATTATCTTTTGCCTCTATGTCTGCTCCTTTTTCAATTAAATATTTGACAATGGCTGTATAGCCGTTATAGACTGCAAAGGTGAGGGCTGTGTTACCATATTTATTTTTTGCATTTATGTCTGCTCCATTTTCAATTAATAATTTGACAATGTCTGTATGACCGTTATAGGCTGCATAGGTGAGGGCTGTGTCGCCATATTTATTTTTTGCATTTATATCTGCTCCGTTTTCAATTAAATATTTGACAATGTCTGTATGACCGTAATGGGCTGCAATGGTGAGGGCTGTGTTGCCATCATTATCTTTTGCCTCTATGTCTGCTCCATTTTCAATTAAATATTTGACAATGTCTGTTTTGCCGTAAAAGGCTGCAAAGATGAGGGCTGTGTAACCATATTTATTTTTTGCATTTATATCTGCTCCGTTTTCAATTAATAATTTGACAATGTCTGTATGACCGTAAAGGGCTGCAATGATGAGGGCTGTGTTGTTATTATTATCTTTTGCATTTATATCTTTATAACTTCCCCAATCCACCTCTAGTAGTTCTTTAAATTCATTATAATATTTAATCACCCAAATTGGATTTGTTTTAATTT